AAAACAAGTACAACTACTGTTACTGTAACAGGTGATGGTTTTGCAGATATTATTCCTGTAGGTAAGTTTATAACAGTTTCTGGAATGCCAGTTGTTATTGGTCCAGGTGCGCAGTTAAGACTTAACGGAAATCCAGAACTTTATACAGTTGTTGTTATTGAACAAGAAAGTGTTGATACTGGCGGAACCTTTACTCTAAGATTTAGAGTAAGTCCTGAACTTAAAATTGAGGACGATCCAACAACAGATCATGGTAATGGCGTAACAATTAACACTAGATATTCACAATGTAGAATTTCAAACCACGACTTCCTAGATATTGGTACAGGTAACTTTACACAAACTAACTATCCGGGATTATATACACAAAATTATATTTCTTATCCAGAGAATGAGGTACAAGAATTAAATGGTGGTAGAGTGTTCTACTCAAGTACAGACCAATCAGGTAACTTTAGGGTTGGTGAATTGTTTGCTGTTGAACAGTCTACAGGTATTGTTACTATTAGTGCTGACTTCTTTGACTTAGCAGGTCTTACAGAACTTGCACTAGGTGGAATTAGAGTTGGTGGTACTGGTACAGTTATTAGAGAGTTCTCAACAGATCCGTTGTTTATTGCAGATTCAAACAACATTATTCCTACACAGAGAGCAATTAAAGCGTACTTAACAAATAGACTTAACGTTGGTGGAGCAGACTTGTTAACAGCGAGCTTTATCGCAGGTACAGTTAAGATAGGTCCTGATGAGATTGGTAATACAGCAGGACAAGCAGTTAACATCCCAGTGATGTTTGAATTACAAGGTCCGAAAGCGGGCATTGGTGGAAGTTATCTAGCTCAAGCTATGTTTTATCGAAGCTTTGAGCATAAGGGTATTAGGACTGATTAATATGAGACTAATATTAGAAGATAACAAATTAATGGTAAATACAATGGAACACTATGGAGTAGATAAACATGGCAGAGTTTAAATTAGGTAGAATTAGATTTGTATGGAAAGGCGATTGGGCCGCTCCTACAGTCTACTACAAAGACGATGTAGTAAGATATGGCGGTAAAACGTTTATCTGTACTACAGGACATACAAGTGACGCAGATTTTTATGTAGACTTGAACGTAAGTCCTTCAAGATGGAACCAGATGACAGACGGTCAGGACTGGAAGGGCGATTGGGCTACATCAACTTATTACAAAACAAATGACTTAGTTAAGTACGGTGGACAGATTTATATTTGTTCTACTCCGCATACATCTGCCGCTACTGCTTCATTAGGTCTTGAGAATGATATTGCTAAATGGACTGCTTACGCTGAAGGTTTTGACTGGAAGAGTGATTGGGCAGTTGCAACTAGATACAAAATTAACGATTTAGTTAGATATGGTGCAACAACTTATGTTGCAAACGAAGGTCATACATCTGCTGCTACTGCCAGCGACGGATTAGAAAATGATCAATCTAAATGGGATATATTTAACCAAGGAATAGAATATAAAGCTGCTTGGACAGGAAATACAAGATACAAATATAATGATGTTGTTAAGCAAGGTGCTGGTACATATATTTGTACTACACAGCATACTTCAAATGCAACAACTTTTGCAACTGACGCAGCAAACTGGACACAGTTTATTGAAGGCTTTGAATATGAAAATGCTTGGAGCGGCTCGACAGTATACCAACCAGGTGATGTTGTATCATACGGTGGTAACCAATACGTAGCAAAAGTATATCATTCAGGTTCAACTAATCCTTCAACTGATACTACAAACTTTGCATTATTTGGTAAAGGTTTTGACTTCCAGAATAACTGGAGCAACGCAACAGATTATAAAGTTGGTCAAGTTGTAGCAGTTAAAGGACAATCATATGTTGCTACAGTTGATTCACCAAGTAACGACTTTACAATAACAGCATCAAGTAACTCAACAAACAAATTTACAACAGCATCCACAACAGGAATGGCTGTTGGTATGTCAATATACTTTAGCGGTGCTGTTTATGGTAACGTTAACGAAGGTGCAACATACTACATTAAGACAGTTGATGATGCAACAACATTTACAATTTCAATCGCACATGGCGGAACAGTATTTACACCAACTCTAGGTACAGGGTCAATGACTGCAAGAGTTGCAGCTCATCCAATTGAACCTAATTACTGGAGCAAACTATCAAGTGGTTTTTACTGGGCAGGCACATGGGCTGACGACTATGAATATGATGTAGGCGATTGTGTTAAGTTCGGCGACAACTCATATGTGTGTATTAACAAACACAGATCAGAAGGCGATGACGGATCAACAATTGGTGCAGCTGGTGGTGGTGCAGACAACAGTCGTCCAGACCAAGACACAACAGGTACTTACTGGAACCAAATGATTACAGGTAGTGAAACTTCACTACTAACAACAAAAGGTGATTTGGTTTACTACGGTGGTGCTGGTGTTGCTAGACTTCCAATTGGTGTAGAAGGACAAGTTTTACAAGCTGGAGCAAATTATCCAGAATGGCGTTCAATGGGCGCAAACGATTATGTTTACTATGTGGCAACACACGGTAAAGATGCTCCGTATCCAGTACATGGTGCAACTTTAGATAAACCATTTGCATCAGTTAGATATGCTTGTGAAGCAGTATTAAACGGTCCAAGACATCCAGAAGCAAGACACTTAATTGAAATGAACAAAGCGTTTATTCAACGTGAAGTTACAGAATGGATTACATATCAAATTGCAAATGCTGCAAGTGGTAGCATTTGGGAAAACTTTGATTATGCGGATGATGACTGTCACAGAGATATGGGACTAGTATTAGACGCTATGGTCTATGACATGTGTCATGGTGGTAACAAGAGATCAAGAGGTGCTGCGAATGCATTTGTTGGAGCTCTTTTTGAAGCACCTTACAACACAGGTCCATACTCAAACTTAACAACAGAAGCAGCAAACTCAGCAGAAGCATATGCATATATGTCAACATTGGTTGATCATGTATTAGCACAAACTGATCCAACAACTAATTACCAAACTACAAACGGTGATAATTCAACTGCTGTTGTTTCACAATATAAAACATCAACATTGATTGCAGAACCAACTTCAAGTGCTGTACTTGCAGCAGGTTTAAAAATCATTACTGATGCAATTGCAGCAGGTAATGCAGATAATATTCCTGCAAGATATGTTCCACAGAACACAATTAAAATTAAAACAGGACAGTACAGAGAAATTGGACCAATTATTGTTCCAGAAAATACTGTTGTGCTTGGTGAAGAAGTTAGATCCACAAACGTTGGACCTGCAGGACCAATTACAAATATGACTGATGCAAAATATACAATTGCTGCATTAGGACGTTTAGAAGGTGTTATTGGTGATATTATTAAAGGTGCAAGTGTAACTAAAACTTCAACTAACGCTTTTGCACAAGACATTGCTGTTCCTTTTGCTGACACAGTAGAAGAAACACATGTTGAACGTTTAATTAGATCAATGCAAAAACAAATCGACTATAGAGTCGGTGAATTTGAATTAAGAAACAGTACTGATCCTACAGGATACAACGCTGCATATTTAAATGGTTACGGTGATGCAAGAGCTAGACTTAGAGAAAACAAAAAATTCTTTAAAGAAGAAGTAGTTGCATTTATTACTGCTAACTATCCAAATGTAAAACACAGTAAAATGAAATGTCGTCAAGACGTAGGTTATATTGTTGACTCTGTTTGTTACGACTTAACTTATGGTGGTAAGAGCATGTCAAGGATTGCTGCTTTAGCATACTTAGACGATGGAGTAGGCGTAGGTGTAGTAGAAGGCGGAGCAACTGTTGCAGCATATAACAAATTAAAAGCAATAATGCAAGATGCTTCAACTAATACTACTATTACAGCATTACAAAGTGTTGTACCTCAAGTAAGAGGAACAGCAGGTAGTGCAGCAGCTTCAACATTTATTGGTGAAGCACTTGATATTATTACAGCAGTAATTGGTGATCCAAATGATCAACCAAATATTGTAATTACAGCAGCATCAAGTAATACACTTACATCTGCTAACCACGGTTTACAGGTTGGCGATTCAATTGCAATGAGAACTACATACGGTACAGGTAGTGGCGCTTTATATAAAACACGTACATACTGGATTAAAACTGCACCAGATGCAAACACATTTACATTGTCTGCAACATTTGGTGGTAGTACACAAACAGTTACAGACGGAACAAGTTTAACAGTTATAGCAAACGCTACAAACTTCCCTGCACTAACGAACGGTGTAAGTAGTACAACAGCATTGATCAACGCTGTAACGACCTTAGACGCAGCGCAAGAGACCGTTATAACAGGAGTTATCAATCACTTAAATCCAGGTAATTACCATACTGATTATAGAGTACAAGCTGTACCGTCAACAACAAGAATTGAAACTTATGTTGGTACAAGTGCATATACTCACACATATGTAAGTGGTGGTATTGTTACTAAAGGTGACGGAACTGTATTAAACATTACAGCAGTTACATATAATAACAGCACAGGTGTAATGGATATTACTGTAGACGCAGCACACGGTTTAGCAATTGAAGATACATTTACACTAGCAAATATTGTGTTTAATTGCTTCAATGGCGATCATGTATATCCGAATGCTTTTAAGTCAGACGGAACAACAGCAAAAGTATTATACAACCAAACTAAGTGTTTACGTGATACAAGAATGATCATGGAAGCAGTTATGTTTGACTTTGCTACAAACAGCAACGAACAAACAATGAGAGCTGCACTTTCATACTTGAGAGCAACAGCTAAAGATGTTTATAACTTAGATCAGAAAGCAACTACAAGAAGTGCTTTTGAATATGTAAGAACACAAGCAATAGCAAACGTAGGCGGAGACGCTACAGCAATTGCACGTATTAATACATTAATGCAAGACTTAGATGACGTAGTTTACAGTGGTTCAAATGAAGGATCTCCGTGTGTTTCTGAAGTAAGAAATGCACACTATGCAATTTTACAAATTGAAAGAAACAGAAACTTTATTATTGGTGAATCTACAGCATGGGTACAAGACACATACAAAGATACTTGTACAGCAACAGCAGCATCAGATGATTCTTTAACAATTAGTGATACTAGTTGGTTAAGAATTGGTACTGCAATTAAAGTTAGCGGAACATTATTAAGTCCGCCAGCATCAGTAGGAGGAAATGGTTTTGAAGTAGGAACAACTTACTATGTAAACAAAATTATTTCAGGCACTAAATTTACAGTTGCAAAAACTAGAAACGATTCTACTGCGATGTCAATAGATGATGCATCTGGTTCAATGACTGTTATGCTTGACTACAACAGTGCAAAATGTGAAAGAGATATGAATAGAATACTTGACGCACTCAAGTATGACTTCCAATATCACGGTAACTACAAATCATTAATGGCTGCAAGATACTACGGTAACGCAGTACATGGTGTAAGAGATGGCGAAGACTTCTATTATGTAAGAAACGCTACTGGTGTTAGAAACCAAACTCTTGCAAACATGGCAGGTGATTTACTTGCTCCAAATGCATTAGGAACTTCAAGAGTTTCGGGTGGTGCTTATGTATCACTTGATCCAGGATATGGTCCAGATGATTTCTCAACATGGATTATTGAACGTTCACCATACGTACAAAACGTAACAACACTTGGTGCTGGTGCAATTGGTCAAAAGATTGATGGCGCACTACACAATGGTGGTAACGATTCGATTGTTAGTAACGACTTTACACAGGTTATATCCGATGGTATTGGTGCTTGGGTAACAAACAATGGTAGAGCAGAGCTTGTATCAGTGTTTACATATTACTCACACGTAGGTTACTTGTCAGAAAACGGTGGTAGAATTAGAGGTACAAACGGTAACAACTCATACGGTGACTTTGGTTCAGTAGCAGAAGGATTTGATAATACTGAAACTCCAAACACTGCTATTGTTGATAACAAATTCCAGTTTGAAGCTACAGTTGGTAGTGTACAAACTGATAATGCACAACAAGTTTACGCATTTGAATTTACTAATGCTGGTAACGAATATACTAACGCAACTTGGTTAATTTCAGGTGCTGGTACAGGCGCAACAGCAGAGACAGATGAGTATAGAGACGGTGGTGTACACGAAGTATTCCTACAAGATAATGTAGACGACAGTACTAATGCTCCAGAAGCAGACGGTAACTTCGGTGGATTTGGTTACATTACTAACTCAAACACTTGTCAGGCTGGTACTTCAACAAGCCTTACACTTGCTGCAACAGACGCAGAGATTAGCTCAGCATACGTTGGTATGAGAGTTAACATTACAGGCGGCGCTGGTGTTGGACAATACGGTATTATTGCATCATATAACAGTGGTACTAAAATTGCAGCAGTTACTAAAGAGTCAACAGGTGCATCAGGATTTGATCACATTGTGGCAGGTACAACAATTGTTGCTCCAGATGCTTCATCAACATATACAGTTGAACCAAGAGCGGTATTTAGTGCTCCAACTGATAGTTCAGAAGGTGTAACACTTCCTACAAGTGGTGCATGGCAAGATGTATTATGGGGTGCAAGAACAGGAGTTTACTTACCAAGTTCAACATACAATAACAGTGGTGGTTCAAGTGCTAGTTTCCAAGTTATTAAAAACGGCGGAAAATACATTACAACACTTGTAAGTGGCGGAACAGGATATACACGTTACGATACATTTACTATTGCTGGTAACAATGTTGGAGGCGCAGCAACCACAAATGATATTACAGTAACAGTTGTATCAGTAGACACTAACGGTGTAATTTTAGAAATTGAAACAGAAGGTTCAGCACAAGAAGGTGCATGGGTAGCTGTTAAATCAAGTGCAGCAGCAGGTGCTTATAGTACTGATGGTAAAACTTGGACAGCAAACGTTATGCCAAATGCTAACTGGACATCTATAGCACACGGATTGATTGACGATGGATCAACTGTAGCATTACAAAGTAGATATGTTGCAGTAGCAACAGGAACTGCAACAGCAGCATACTCCGATGACGGTATTACATGGGTAACTTCTACTATGCCATCAAGCGGAACATGGACTGATGTTACATACGGTGAAGGCAAGTTTGTTGCAGTACAAGCAGGATCAGCTACAGTTGCTATTTCACTAGATGGAGTTGAGTGGGATATTACAGGAACACTTAACAACACTGGACATACAAGAATCGAATATGGTAAAGGATTGTTTGTTGCAATTAAACCAAGCTCAACAGTTGTTGAATACTCAACAGATGCAATAACTTGGACAGCAGCAGCACTTCCGGCTTCAAGAGCATGGACAGATGTTGCATGGGGTAATGGACACTTTGTTGCAGTAGCAAGTGATAACAACACAGGTGCTATGTCATTAGATGGCGCAACATGGGTAGCGATGCCAATGGGTGCTCCAGACTCAACAGCAGTTTCAGGATTGCAAAGAGTTGAATACGGACAAGGACAGTTTGTTGCTACAGCATACATAGACGGATTAGACGGCTTTAATGATGTTGCTACATCGCAAGACGGATTTAACTGGACATGGAAATCACTAGAAGGTGTAACTGGAGACCAAGTAGGTGAAGGTTATATGGCATGTGGACATGGTGTATCAGGCAAAAAAGGTTATTGGGTAACAATTCCAGTTGTATCAGGAGCAATTGCTTCAAGATCAAGACTGGGTGTTACAGCAAAAGCTAGAACGTTTGTTGCGCAGAACAAGATCTTTTCAATTAGACTTATTGAACCAGGAGCAGGATATGATAGTGTTCCAACACTAACTATTACTGACCCAAGTGAGATTTACGCAGTACCGTTTATAGTTAGAATTGGTAACGGTGTGTTAGCGAACCCAACATTCATTAGTAGAGGAACTGGATATGTTTCAGCTTCCGCTGACTTAACAGGTGGTGATGGATTTGCTGACTTCTTCCAAAGTGGTTCGTTCATTGCTGTTAGACAACTTACAAATATTCCGGTAACAGGATCAAACGTTGTGTTTGGACATTTACCAAATGATACGTTTAAACTTGTTAACATTATAACACAACTAGGTACAAACCCAGGTGCTTATACATGTTTCTTACAAGTATCACCGGATATGAAAGTTATTAATGTTCCTGCACACGGTACTAGTGTAACAACTAGAATTAAGTACTCGCAGGTACGTTTAACAGGACATGACTTCCTAGATATTGGTACAGGTAACTTTACTGAAACTAATTATCCAGGGCTTCCAACACAAGATCCTATACAGGCTAACGAAACCAGGGAACGTAGCGGTGGTAGAGTATTCTACACAGCAACTGACCAAGATGGTAACTTTAGAGTTGGTGGATTGTTTAGTGTTGAACAGTCAACTGGTGTTGCAACATTGAATGCTGATGCATTTAACATTGCAGGACTACAAGAACTTACACTTGGTGAGGTTACGCTAGGTGGAGGATCTGCTTCAATTGAAGAATTTAGTACAGACCCATTCTTCACAGCAGATAGTGATAGTGTTGTACCAACACAAAGAGCTATTAAGGCTTACATCAGTTCACAAATTGGTGGCGGTGGTGCATCACTTAACGTAAATAGTGTTACAGCAGGTGCAATTTACATTGCTGGAACACAGATAACTACAACTACACAAGCGGCAATTAAGGTTAATGCTAACCTAAATTTCAAAGGTGGAGTTAGAGGACTTCCAATTGCATGGCAGTACTTCTTAAACTAGAAATAAATTATAAACGGAGAAAAATATAATGGCAACAGGAATTTTAGGGACAGCAGACCTTGCAGCGGCTACTGACACTACCCTATACACAGTACCTGCAGATCACTTTAGCGTAGTAACGGTAAATATCTGTAATAGGTCTTCAAGTGCTGCAACAGTAAGGATAGCAGTTAGTTCCTCTGGAACACCAGCAGACGCAGATTACATAGAGTATGACTCACAGGTAACTGCAAACGGTGTACTAGAAAGAACAGGTATAGTGCTTGACGCATCTAAGGTCGTTGTTGTTAGATCAAACGCAATTAACGTATCGGCTGTGTGCTTAGGTATTGAAACTTCAACAGCATAAGGAGAGATAAACATGGGAAGAATAGTAGGACAAGGACTTAACGATCAGCCACTGATTGCATCTGGCACTACTGCTCAACGCCCTCCTAGTGCTAACTCCGGCGCTTTATATTATAATACTTCTAAAAATATTCTAGAAGTTTATAACCATAACGCTGTACAATGGCACATAGTTGGAGAGTTACCGAGAGTAGTAATTACAGCGGCAACAGCAGCTCTGTCAAATACATTCTATATTGTTAATAGTGCAGGCGGACCAGTTACGGTAACATTACCAGGTTCTCCAGTAGAAGGTGATACAGTTAAGTTTCAAGATTACTCAGGAACATTTGGTACTAATAACTTAACAGTTGGTGCTAACGGTTTAAAAATTATGAGAGCTTCTGATAATATGACTGTAAGTACTAATGGAGCATCGTTTACATTAGAATATACTGACGCAGCAAGTGGTTGGTTAGTGGCATCAATTTAACAGGAGCATAGAATAAAATGGCATTTGATTATCAAACGTTAAAGAAAGTTACAGGGGCTGCAATTGTAGACGGAAGTCTAGCACAAGTAGACTTAGCGAACACAACTGTAACTTCTGGAAACATAGCCGCCGGAGCAGTTGGGTCTGACGAGATGGCTTCGGGTGCTGTAGATTTAGGAAGTGCTAAAGCAACAGGTGCTTTATCCGTTGCGCAAGGTGGTTTAGGTATTAACAGTGGCGGCGGAGCATATAGAGCTGTAAGAAGTAATGGCTCAGCACTAACTACTGACCAACATGGTATTGCAAGTATGAATGTTTATACAGGTAATAGTACATGGAGTAGACCAAGTGGTGTAAGATACATTAGAGTACAAGTTCAAGGCGCAGGTGGCGGCGGTGGCGGCCACGGAGAAGGTGGTGCTGCAGGTGGATACTCAGAAAAGTTTATAGATGTAACAGGTATTAGTTCAGTATCAGTAAGTATTGGTGGTGGCGGAGGTGGTACATACTACTCCGGTGCAGCTGGTAATGGTAACGGTTCTAGTTTTGGACCATATTTAAGTGCAAGTGGCGGTCATGGAGCAAATAGACAAAACCAACATAGTGGTGGAGTAAGTGGAAATGGATCAGGTGGAAATTTAAATATTCACCAAGGTGGCGGATTTAGTCACCACGCTTATAGTGCTCAGAGTACAGCAAACACATATTTTGGAGGTGGTGCACCAGGTAATCACCCACAAGGTGGACACTTTGCACACAATCACCAAAATCACTGTACTCAAGGTACAGGTGGCGCAGGCTCACACTTCCACGGACACAGAGGCTCAGATGGAAGACCTGGCATGATTATTGTAACTAATTACTATTAAGGAGTATGAAAGAGAATGGCATTTAATTATCAAACACTTAAAAGATTAAGCAATACTTCCTTAGATGGTGCAACCATAACCGGCTCAGATTTAGGTACAGATTCGGTCACAAACGCAAAACTAGCAAACGGTTCTATTACTGCTGATAAAATGTCAGCAGGTGCTGTTGACTTAGGTGGTAGTGTAGTTTCTGGTACAGCGGCATTTAATAAAGGTGGTACTGGACAAACTAGTGTTGGTGGAGGATACCAAGCACTAACAATGAATTCAAGTAATAATAACTTAACCTTTGCACCGACAGGTATTAAAGGTATGAGTGTTTACACAAGTACAGGTACTTGGAGTAGACCAGCTAACGTAAGATATATTTTAGTACAAGTACAAGCCGGAGGCGGTGGTGGTTCAGGACATGGAGAATCAGGAGCAGCAGGCGGATATTCAGAAAGAGTACTTGATGTAACAAGTATTAGCTCAGTGAGCTGTAACATTGGCGGTGGAGGTGGTGGTACATACTACTCTAACGCAGGTGGTAATGGTAATGGTTCTAGTTTTGGACCTTACTTATCAGCTGGTGGAGGCCATGGTGCTAACAGACACAATCAACATAATGGCGGGTTGCCTGGTGTTGGTTCAGGTGGAGATTTAAACATCTATTGTGGCGCAGGTGGAAGTCATGAACAACGTTCAGCAGGAATGGGAGGCGCAAGTTTCTTTGGTGGACCAGGTCCGTCAGGACATCCACAAGGTGGACACTTTGCACATAACCATCAAGGACATTCATCTCCAGGAACAGGAGGAACTTCAGGATACTTTAGTGGACACAGAGGTGCTGACGGAAGACCAGGAATAATCGTAATTACGGAGTTCTATTAAAATGGCATTTGATTATCAGACATTAAAAAATTATACAGGCGAAGCATTTATTGATGCCACACTAACAGGATCAAAAATAGCTGCTACTACAGTTACAGCAAGTGATATTGCATCAGGCGCTGTCGACTCAAACAAACTAGCAGACGGTTCTGTTAATTTAGGATCATCAGTAGTAACAGGTACTGTTCCGGTTAGTAGAGGTGGTACTGGACTTACAAGTGTTGGCGGAAGTAACACTATCCTTTCTGCAAACTCAGCAGGTAATGCTTTAGAATATAGAAACGAAGGCTTCTCAGGTATACAGGTTTTTACAGGTAACGGTACTTGGAACAGACCAAGTGGCGTAAGATACATTAGAATTAAACTAGTAGGCGGCGGAGGTGGTGCAAGTGGCCACGGAGAATCAGGAGCAGCTGGTGGATATTCAGAAAGAATAATGGATGTAACAGGAATTAGTTCAGTATCAGTTAGTATTGGCGGTGGCGGTGGAGGAACTTATTACTCCGGCGCAGGTGGTAATGGTAATGGTACTAGTTTTGGTCCTTATATGTCAGCTAGTGGCGGACATGGGGCTAATAGACAGAATCAACACAGTGGTGGAGTAAGTGGTAACGGCTCAGGCGGTAACCTAAATATTCACCAAGGTGGTGGTGGGTGTCATCACCACTCGTTTGGTCCAGGTGGATCAACATATTTTGGTGGTGCAGCACCGTCAGGTCACCCACAGGGTGGACATTTTGCACACAATCATCAAGGACACAGTGCGCCTGGTACAGGTGGTACAGGCGGGTATTTCCATGGACATAGAGGTTCAGATGGAAGACCAGGCATGGTTGTCGTTGAGGAATATAAGTAATAAATAAAAGATAACAGGAGTATATTAAACCATGAAAAAAGCACTTATAGGATATCAAGGTTGGGTTCAAGACATTAGAGAACCTGGCGAAGAGTTTGAAATCTATAATGGTCCAGATGCGTCAATCCAATGGATAGATGCACCAGATGAGATCACTTTAGATTGGACCTTAGAATGGTCCCCACAACAACAACAAATGATTTGGATCGAAAGAGATGGTCCTTATACACAAGATTCAGAAGCACGTAGAGTTGCTTATGGTGAAGTTGGTGAACAGTTAGATATGATCTTCCATGAAGTTCAAGAATCAGGAAGTATTTCTGCTTCAGGACCATGGGCATCACACATTTCTACAGTAAAATCAATGATACCTGCACCAGCAGCACCAGAACTGATCACTGAAGAACAAGCAATGGTACTTAGAAATACTACAGAACCAAGTGAAAATAAACCTTGTCATTCAAGTACAGAAGATTTACCAGCTTGGAAAAGATACAGTGGTTGGACAGATAAATCAAATGATCCAATTCCGGGTCAATAATACAGTAAAAACGTAACATATACTCCAATATTAAAAGGCTCTCCGGAGCCTTTTTTTATTTGTGCCACCTTGACCATAGGATAAATAATAGTAGTATATTATAAGATTACTACCAAAGGAACAGATATGAAAATTAAAACAGTAACCATTGTAGGCGGCGGCTCTTCCGGTTGGATGACAGCAGCGGCACTTTCTAAATGTTGCCCACACTTAGATATTACATTAATTGAATCTAAAAGTATTGGCACAGTAGGAGTAGGTGAAAGCACATTGGGGCATATTAATAGATATCTCAAAATGCTCGATCTTAAAGACGAAGATTGGATGGCTGCGTGTAACGCAACGTACAAAAATTCAATTCAATTTACAAACTTTAGAGAAAATAACGGCGAAGTATTTCAATATCCGTTTAGTGATGGATTTGATATGACTGACAAGCCAAGCGGTATGAATAACTGGAGACAGTTAGCAGCACTTAAACCTGAAGAATATCCAGCAGAAGAATTTGCAAGATTCTTTTGTACAGGTAATACACTACTTGCTGAACACAACAAACAAACTAAAAACGAAGAAGGGGTTTTAAGAAACTTTAACTTTGATTGGGATACTGCATATCATTTAGATGCACAATTGTTTGGACAATATTTAAAAGATAATATTGCTATTCCAAACGGTGTAAAACATATCTATGGTGAAGTACACTCGCATATGAAAGATAATACAAACAGTTATATTACTCAAGTATTATGTGCAGACGGTACTATTTTTAATTCAGACTTGTATATTGATTGCACAGGTTTTGCATCTATTCTATTAGAGAATTGGATGGGTTCACACTTTATGAACTTTGAAAAACAGTTAGCAAATGATAGGGCTTGGGCATGTAGACTACCTTATACTGATAGAGAAAAACAAATGCATAACGTAACTGATTGTCATGCACTTGGTAATGGTTGGGTTTGGAATATTCCGTTGTGGAATAGAATTGGTACAGGTTATGTTTACTCGTCAAGATTTACATCGCCTGAAGCAGCAAAAGAAGAGTTTAGAGAACATATTGCTAAAGCACATACCCCAGAAATTGCTGAATCTGCAGAAATGTTTGAAGTTAAGATTAGACATGGTTATAGACATAGAGCATGGAAAGGTAACGTAGTAGGAGTTGGACTTAGTTACGGTTTTGTAGAGCCATTAGAATCTACAGGACTACTAACAACACACGAAAATGTTATTAAGTTAGTTGATATACTAAACAGACGAAATGGGCATGTAACTAGAACTGAAAAAGAAGGCTATAACTTCTCTTGTGAATACGATGTTAAAAAGTTTAGAGATTTTGTATCGCAACACTATGCAATGTCTATGAGAGAAGACACACCTTACTGGAAATGGGCAACTGAAATTAATGAATATGATCCGCTTATGCATTCAGATGAAATGATGAAGCATTCGCAGTATGTTGCTATGTTTGGTAATGTTGTAGGTAACCATTACTATGACGAAACATATACTGGTAACTGTTTTATTGCAGCTGGAATGGGAATGAGAGCAACTGGTACACCTGAGTTAGTTTTACGAGGAACTCAACGTTCTTATGAAGTAGATGTACATGAAGAAGTAGGTGCAGTTGATCGTATGTATCAACAGTATAAAAACTTTGTAGAAGACCATTTAAAGAGCGTACCTAGTCATTATGAATACTTAAAAGAAAACATTTATGGCGGCAAAGATGATCACGAGCTTAATTAAAAAACTTTTTAATAAGCAAAAGCCACACTTACGGTTCTACAGTTTATATCCTGGAGTTGCTGATGTTTATCCTATTTTTCAAGCATCTAAACTACCAAGAAACTTTACAAAAAATCAACCTCCACCACAGGTTGACAGACTAGAAGCTAATGTTGCTAAGTGTCCTGGAATACGCAAAGTTGCTATGTCAGGATGGATAGTACCAGCACCAGCAGATTTTATTATTAGAACAAATGGTGACGGTGTTAGTTTTGAATGGCGCGAACCAATTAAGTTTGACAAAGAAATGCCAGGTACTGAATCATATATTATGATGCATACTGAAGGTCAAACTGTACCTGTACTTGATGATGTTGAAAACACATTAAAGCAAACAGTAAAAGTAGAAACTCCTTGGAGGGTTGATGCTTCAGACGATATTGTATTGTTACAATTACCACTTACATATGCTAACGAACCAAGGTTTACAGCAGCACATGGTATATTAGATCCAATGCAATCACATGTAGTGAACCTACAACTGTTCTGGAATGTTTTAGAAGGAGAAACATTAATTAGAGCAGGAACACCTTTAGCTCAGTATATTCCTATTAAAAGAAGTGAACTGAACTATAGTGCGTATGACCATGCAGTAGATGGTGAACCTACAAAGGTTGACATACAAAGAGAAAAAGCGTATAATTATGCTGCTAACTGCTCGTTGCTAGATAAAGATAATTTAGCATCACGATTAAAAAGGGCAAAAGCAGTATTAACTAAGTATAAACACAAAGGATGAGTATAATGACAGAAAAAAATCAAACATATATTACAAGGTTACAAGGAGTTAAAGCACAACTTCAAGCTGACATGACTAAAGGCACTGAAGAACTTGCCAAATTGGAAACAGAATTTGCCGATTTAAAATTAAATCCTTATGGGATTACTTCTATCGACTTTGCAAAAAGACAGGAACTTTCAACTGATGTTCTAAAGATGGAAGGCACACTTATGGGTTTAGATCTAGCTATCGAAACCTATGAGGAAGAACATGGCAACGCCAGCTAATGAAGGTGGCATACACCTCTTTCCACCCACAATTTGGAAGTATACATATAACTTCCCGCTTAATGAATTAGAGACACCAATTCAAGAAGTTTTTGAATCTGTTGAAAGAAACTCTAGTTTAGAAAAAGGCGCCGCCCTATCTACTGTAACTTTGCCTGAACATGCTCAACCCCATACTTGGGAAGAACTTGCTGACTTCCAGCAATGGCTAGGTAATAAGTTAACAGATATAAAAGAAGAATTTAATTTTTACGAAAGGCAATCAACAGTTATTGGTTCTTGGTTTAATAGACATTACAAGACAGGATATACTGAGGAGCATTGTCATAACTTTAGTACGTTTGTAGCAAGTTGTTATCTTAAGTGTCCACCTAATAGTGGTAACATTGTATTTAGAAACCCTTTAGAATATCACTATACAAACTTTCCTATTGTAAATGAAACACAAACATTGCAAGAAGTGCAGTGTAACACAGGAGATGTTATTATTTTTCCTAGTTGGTTAAAACATTTTGTTAGAGAAAACAAAACAGACCAAGAAAGAATTGTAATGACTATTAATATTAAGTAATGGACTTTAAAATTTGTTATCCAGATGCCAACACTATAGATAGTGTTATAAAGGTAAAGTCCTTAGAGGACTTTAACGCCGAGTATTTTGACTTAGGTGAAGGTATAGGATATTGGATTGCTGATAATCCTTTCTATGATAACGGCTTTGAACTATTTAAAGGTGTAGTAAAGTCTTTTCCTATTGTAAAAGATAACAATGCAGAAGGTAATTTAGATCCTAATCCGTTTGATACAATACATTTACCAGACTGGACATACAAACATATTTGTTTTTTATTACGTGATTTTTACTTGAAACATGTACAAGATAGTATGTATGATCCGCAAATCCATGAATGGGGTAATGTGTATTACAAAGAAAGAGCAAAGCCTATTAGTTGTTGGCGCATACCGCATGTTGATTATCCTAAAGGATTAGTAGGTAATTTATGGTTTACAGGACACGACTTACAAGATTCTTGTACAAAACTTTACAAGTATAACGGTACTGTAAAAGATAGTTTATACGATTTTCAAACTGATAAAGACCATCCTATGCACAAACGTTGGTCACAAATTGCAGATAACCCACAAAGAGCTGATGCTTGGTTTAATATGTCAGATGATGAATTAGCAGAGTGGGGATTTAAATATATGGGATCGGCACCTTCAGTAGAAGGTAAAATGACAATGTATAAAGCAGACATCAGTCATGCAGCAGTTATTTCATCTGATGTAGATTTTAGATGGAGTCATACATTTGCATTTTCAGATGATTTTCCACCTGAAGTTACAATGGGTGACTTGGGGATAAGAGCATGATGAATATGGATATGTTCTTTCCTACGCCAGTGTGGTGGGAACAAACAGAATTAGATAATACTGACATGCTAAAACTTTGTTATCAGTTACATAAAGAAGATGATGACGGAAGAGTATTAAGTAATCAAGGTGGCTGGCAATCAAAAGATTTTAGGCCTGATGCATACGATGCAATGAAACCGTTACACGATGCAATAATGAAACAAGTACATCAGTGTATTAGAGATTACGGATACTACGAAGAATACTGTTACCCTATTATGGAAAACTTTTGGTTTAATATTAATAAACAAGGTAATACTAATTCAGTGCATATACACGATAATAGTTTTATATCTGGGGTATACTATGTAAGTGCAAAGTCTGGACAAGGTAATTTAAATGTCTATAAAAATCATATGCAAGACTTTATTATTGCTTCAGCAGCACCGATGCAAAACTATACACCTATTAGTGCAGCAGCAATTGCGTACGAACCGCAATCAAGTAAACTAATATTGTTTCCAGGTTGGTTACCACATGGTGTGGAAAGAAATACAACAGAGGAAGATAGAGTTAGTGTATCTTTTAATGTTAAGTTAGTGAGGACAGATGATGAACGACTTCAGTCAAAGAATACTTAACGAAACAAACTTAGCTTTTGAAGATAAGCCACACTTCTTTAAAAAGTTGATTGAAGATCCTAGCGAACTAGTTTCATGGAATGATATTGAGCAACACACAAATAAAACAGAGCGTTATAATTTTGAACTTATTAGTCCAACTAGTAGTAAAATTGAAATACCTGTAAGTAGAAAAAATTGGATATATGATAGAGGAGTACAAGATAAAGGGTTTATATTTGATAAAGTTAATGAAGGTTACGGATTAATTTGTTTAGACTACGGCTTCCATAATCAAAAGACTATGGACTTTCTAGGTATATTTGAAAATATGTTTAGCATACATGCTGCAATACATGTGTATTGCGGACTAAAAGATTCTAAGTCTTTTACAATTCATGACGATTATCCTTGCAACTTTATTATTCAAGCAGAAGGAAAAACTAGATGGAAAGTGTATAAGAATAAAATTTCTTACATGCATAGAACAGGTTTAATGAATGGTAAGTTAAATGATAGTGATATGGAAGTAGAAATTGATATAGAATTAGAACCAGGAGATGCATTGTATATTCCATCAAGGCAATATCATTGTGCATACCCTAAAGGAAAACGTATATCTTTAAGTATTCCGTGCTGGCAAAAGTTACCAACAGAGCCAAGGGAAAATGCAGTAGATAGAACTTATTATAGGATCAATAATGTTTAAACCAATTGAAATACCAAACGTAATTAGCCAAGAATATCAAAAACAAATCTTTGATGTAGTAACTGATATATCATTTGATTGGCATTTTATGGAAGATACAACATTTGAAAAGAAGGATTTGATTAATACTTCTACACCTAGTTTTGCAAATTTAGTGTATCATCCTGATAATAAAGAAAATCCTGGACTAGAATTTTTTACTCCATTACTAGAAAGTACTTGCGAAAAAGCAGGATTAAAACTAGATACGCTGTTACGTATGCGTTTAGGATTTTTACTTAATACAAAGTATTTTATGCCACAGGTAAGGTATCAATACAATACGCCACACGTAGATTATAATGTAGATCATTATACTGCATGTTACTATATTAATGAATGCGATGGCGAAACAGTTATATTTCATGAAACACAAGAAGCAGAAAAATATAGTGCTATGCATAAAAGCATGCCAGAACAAGGTAAAGTTGTAGTATTCAACGGAAGACATTATCATGCAAGTACATGCCCTAAGATGTTTACAAAAAGAATTGTAATGACTATGAACTTTACAGCGAGTAAAATAGATGGATAAAGAGCAATACATTAATGAACTATTAGAAAGAGATCAAGTATCATCTTCTCGTATTAGCTCGCTAAACCTTAAAGATAGGTTTACATATCCTTATCTTCCAACGATGGTAGTTGATAATTTTTATGAGGAGCCTGATCTAGTTCGTGAATATGCTTTAGATTTAGAATTTTATAAAGGAAATAGAGGAAGCTGGCCAGGAGTAAGAACCAAGTTGCTTCACGAGTTTGATCAACAAACATTAGATATATTTGGAAAGAAATTACTAGTATATCTTAAAGATTACGGATATACAGGGTTTGACGAATTACAATCAGCATTTCATTCTACTCCTGAATCGTATACTAGAGGTTGGGTACATGATGACGATCCTAAGTTAAATGTTGCTGGAGTGGTTTATTTAAATAAAGAAGCTGCAATGGGTACAGGCACTACTATATACGAAGACAAAAATGATTTTAATGGTAGCAAATATGCTCAAGCATTTATGGAAGATGTACTTGATGTTTCAGCAGAAGAAAAACAAAAGTTTAATAAATTAAGAGAACAGCAAGTAGCAGAATTTAAAAAAACAATAACAATGGAAAGCGTATATAATCGTTGTATTATATTTGATACAAGAAATTGGCATAGTCCAGAAAACTTTTATGGCACTACAGTTGAAGATGCAAGACTAACTCAAGTGTTTTTTGCGAGGGCAATATGATTAAAAATATTACACAGCCTATAAAAGTTATTGACAACTTTTTTGAACAACCTCAATTAGTAGTTAAACATGCTACTAAGCAAGAGTATTCCGACCAAGATAATTCATTATTTTTAGGTACACGTTCAACAACTTTAGATATGATTGACATTGATATGTTTGAAGGTTTACTTGGAAAGTTAATCAATCATGTTGTGGGAAAAGACTTGTTTACATTTTTACATTGTGAATATCAACAAATAAACAAAGAATGTGTTGATCAAATGAAAGTAATAGGACCTTCGTTCAATATAGCAGGCACTATATTTTTAACAAGTGATCATATACCCGATAGTGGAATTAAATTTTATGATAGTAGAACACAGATAGAAACAATGTCTGTAGAAAACATGTTTAATAGATGTGTACTTTGGGATCCTCAAGTACCTTATAAAATATCAAACTTTGCAGACAACACATTGATGCTAACATTTTATGGCACAGCAGTACAAAGGTATCCGGGATGAATGACGATATTATAGTAATTGACAATGTTATTCCAAAAGATTATTCTGAACATATTAAAAGTTTAATGACAGGATGGGACTTTGGTTGGGTGTTTAATCAAACAATGGTATCACCAGATGCAGAACTACAAGGTGAAAGTAATCATGCAGGATTTAATCACTTCTTTTTTGAAAAACAACAAGCAGTAAGTCAACACTTTAACTTTGTGTATCCTCTTGTTTTAAGCATTACTAGTGCGTCTAAGACGCCGTATAACAGGTTAATACGCATGAGGGCTAACTTGACCCTACCTAATAAAACAAGCACGTTAGACCACCATATGCCGCACATAGATAGCTTCTTTGAGCATTGGAATGCAATTTATTATGTTAACGATTCTGACGGTGAAACAGTTATCTTTAATGAAACAAACGACGATTACGATGCAGGTAAAGATGATATTATGCGTATTCAAGAAAATAAGTTCACAATCAAACAACGCATTGAACCTAAGCAAGGTAGAGTAGTTGTGTTTCCAGGCAAGTATTATCATTCAAGTAGTTTTTGTAAAGATTCGGCTTATAGAGCTGTTATTAACATGAATTTAGATAGGGTACAGCTAACATGAGCGAATACTACATACACCAGAGTCAATATATAATTGAAAATAAGACTCAGATTTTTGATCATTTAGATACTGCACATGGTGTTTTTAAGAAAATATTTTCTGATAATAATGACAGCACATGGTCTTACAATTTGTATAATGTGTTTGCACTAACTGCACCTAGCACTATTTTTTATAACATATATAAAGAGCTTGGAACATTTGTAAGAAGTAAAATAGGTGATGATCGACCACTGTGGATACAAGCATGGTTAAACTACCATAGACCAGATGAATGCTTAACACGACACGGACACGAATTTGATTGGCACGGATATATCAGCATTGATCCTAAAAGTACACAAACTATATTTGATAATTGGACTATTGATAACAAGCCAGGTCAAATATATTTAGGCCCAGGACATGCTGAACACGAAGTTAAAGTACTAGAACCATATGAGGGTTATAGAACAACAATAGGATTTGATGTGCATTCAATACCAAACAATTCTTTTATTAGAAACTACGAGGAACGACCTTTTGGTAACATGGGGCTAATGCCACTGCTATGATAGAAGATTACAAAATTATACGAAGCGCAGTATCAACAGAACTCTGCGAATTTCTTGCATTAGAGTACGAAATGATGGAAGAAGTTTGTAAAGTATTGTACGCTGGTGCTGACTTATCTGACCTAGAAGAAAACACTTTTGCGAGATACGCTCCCTTGATGTTTGAAGCATTAATGGTAAAACTAAATCCTTTGGTTGCAAAAGAATGGGGAAGTAAGTTAGTACCAGTTTACTCTTATGCTAGGATATATTACAAACACTCGCAACTTAAGAAACACTTTGACAGACCTAGCTCTGAAGTATCAGTGTCAGTTGCAATATCAAAAGAACCAGAATACAATTGGCCAATATACATCAAAAATGAAGATGGCGTTGAACACGAAATTAATTTAGATGTTGGTGACATTGTTATATACAGTGGACGTAGACACGAACACTGGAGAAATCCATACGAGGGTAATAAAATAGTACAGGCTTTCCTACAGTATGTAGAAGCTGATGGACCTTATTCTCATTTAAAATGGGATACTAAACCTGCACTAGGCCTACCTGCAGAGTTTGTTCGTCAAGAGATAAAAGACGAAGTGCAGAACGTTAAAGATGTGCTTGGATTTAAGCGTTAATTAGTCGCTGACTTTAGTTGGGCCTGCAACGATTTTAGCTGGAGTGTGACGCTCTTCAAATATTTTTGCTGCTTCTTCTTTGTTTTTTGCTTCACATGTGTCCGAAGTAATAGGTGCTTTACCTACTTCCTTTCTGATAATCATTTTGTAAGTTGCCATATTGTATAACTCCTATATCTTTATTTATCAATATTCTTAATCCATTCATCGATAGTCCAGAATGGAGCCACAAGTTCTTTGTAGCGTTTTACATTAGTATTTAGCACGTTTTTGCCGGTTTCAAGTTTATTTCCAAAAGCAGTAGCAAAGTATGTATTAGGAAATATATCTAATCCTTGCACTACTTGTAGCCACGCTGTTGGAGAATACCCATTAAACACAGGTTCTACCCCAGTATATCCTTTGTAATAATGTTCCCATGCTTCTAGTTTTTTTGCAAGTGATTCTGGAATACGTTCTGCATCATGTATATGACTCTTCCAGAAGTCTGTATCATCTCTACGACCTCTAAAATGTAATGCAATAAAGTCTTTAATATCCTCATATACAATGTTAACACGATCGTTAAATCTATTTCTATATAATGTATGGTCTTTTCTTTGAGGATCCCATAAGTCTTGCATAGCATACAGTGACTCACATATAACTGCAATACCATTTGCTTCTAACGGCTCTAAAAATCCACCACTTAATCCAACCGCAAAAACGTTATTTTTCCAACTCTGTTTTGCTACACTTGGTGTGTACGTAAATGAAGCAATAGGTTCAATATGTTCTCCACATATACTCCTTGCTTCTTCTAATGCTTGGTCTGCTGTAATGTAGTTATTATCGTAAATATATCCATTACCTGATCTATGTTGTAAATTAATATTCCAACGCCATCCGTATTTCATTGCTGTTGCATTTGTTGTTACACAATACTTAGGTTCGTCCCACCAAGCAATAACAGAGTTATGTGTAAAATGATCTGAATAATCATTAAATTCTGTTTTTAACTTTTTACCAAGCAGTAATTGTGCAAACCCACTGCAATCAACAAACCACTCTCCTTCAATTTCTCTATTATCATCTAAAATTAAACTTGTTATATCACCTTTATCGTTTTGTTTAGCATCTAAGTATGTGCCTTCTAACAATGTAATACCTCTTTTAAGAGCTACTTCTTTTAAATATGCTGCTGTTGCTCTACTTTCGTTATGCCACATAGCAATAATTGGTAATTCTGATTTAGATGAACCAAATGGAACTTTGTTTTCTTTAATAAAATAGTTTGAATAGAACGCATCTGCTAAAGGAACATTGTTACCTAGCAGGGTGCTTTGATATAAATCTTTTTGACGTTCAGCAGCCATTATACTACTAAGCTGTCCGAAGTTTATATTGGCTATGCCAATACCTTCATTGTCTGTCCATCCGTCTAACCAAGGTGCATAATCTGTTTGTAAACAATGAATAAACTCGCTACCTATACCAGACCAATCTTTAAAAAGTCCTCCTAGTTTAGGTGTAGCATTTGCTTTTGCAACAAAGTCATCAAAGTCAATATCGATATATTTTAACATTTCTACAAAAGTAGTTGTGCCGCTTTCACCAGCAATGATAGGTGGCTTAGCAGGATCTTCAACTACAGTAATATTCATACCTGGTTTAGACTTTTTTATAACTAGTGCAGTTAACCAACCAGCAACTCCTCCGCCTAATATAACTGTATTACAATTCATGTGATACCTCCAAGTAACGCTCTCTTAAAATATTCAATGCTTCTCGATGTGTATAAATTTTTTCGTCTGGCCAGTCCGCTAATTCTTTCTTCATTAAATTTGTTAAACTTTCGTTGTGTCTTTCTGCAAAATTAGTTTCCCAAAACTTTTTACAAGCATCATAATCAAATAGATGTAAGCCGTGCATTACTTGTGTCCAATTAAGATAACTGAACATAAGAGACGGATCAACAAAGTGTCCTGAATTAGGAAAAGCAGTTTTAAATGAATCTAATGTTTCTTTGTTAAAAGGTGTTAGCTCGACTCCTTTATCGCACCAACGCCAAAACTCTGAGTCGTTGCGTTTTGTAAGATAATGTATTTGAATAAAGTCAATAATATTAGTAGCAATCAAATTCATTCTTTCATTAAATCTTTTTGCAATGGCATCATTATTTTTTCTATAATGTAATAAAGATCCTACAAGTATATTAACTTGCTGTATTGTTGAACCTATTGATGTTGCTTCTAATGGCTCAACAAACATAGCACTAAGTCCTAGTGATACACAATTCTTTGTCCAACATTCATTAACATATCCAGCGTTAAACTTTACACGTTTACCTATTTCTAAATCTTTAATACCTAAGTGTTTTTCATAATGCTGCGATACTTCGTCATATGCTTGTGTTTCATTAATAAAATTATCACTGAATACATAACCATTTCCG